GGGATTATTTGTTGTTTTTTAATTTTTATTGTTTTTAATTTTTATTGTTTTTTAATTTTTCCTGTTTTTTATCATTATTGTTAAAAGTCTTTATTGACTGTTTATCTTTCTGTTACATGATTGTCACTTTCTATTTTTTGTTTTTTAATTTTTGTAAATTAAAGGAAGCTTTCAATTGTGTCCTCGTTTGAATCATCTAGTGTGGTTCTCAGAAATCTCTCATTAATAATTCTTAATATTTCTTCATAACCCCGAAAATTGTAATTTCTGAATTCAACCCAGTCAATGTCTAGTTCTTTTTTCAACATAATTGTAATATCATTCCCTCTGTAGAGAACTCTACTCTTTATTTTTTCCCAATCATTTGGATTCAATTTTTGAGAAAGAGCATTATTTCTGAAAACACCTTTCTTAAAAAATTCAAAACCAAAATTGTCTTTTTTTATGTGAAATTTAGACGTACTTAAATATTTATCATTTCCGTGACAAATGCTTAAATAATATAAAAACAAAAACAAACATAAAATTCTTTCTTTATGATCTGAGATAAATAGTTCTTCATATTTCTTACATATCTCCAAACAATTACTAAAACAAACCTCAGAATTTTGGTTACAACCTTCAACATCCTTTTCAATAATATGAAATAAAATTGGTTTGTAAGTATATATGTTTGTTATTGGGCCAAAAACATTTTTCTTCAAGTCAACAATCATTTCCTTTTTTGGGATAATTAATTTGAAATCTCTAAAGGTAGTACTGGAAATATAATCATCTTCTTCTTGATAAATTGTACTTTCTCTGTCCTGATAAATAAACCCATGTTCTTGTTCCTGGTCAATTAAATCAGAAATTTCATTTTCTAATTTTAATCCTTCATCATTATAAAGGGAATATTCGTCGTCTTCAAAGTCTTCCTCAACCAAAATAATTTTATCCAAAATGCTTTCGTCAACTTCCTCCATTTTTTTCCTGTTTTCTTCTATCATTCTTTTTCTTTTTTCAAAATTATAATCAAAAGATTCATCAAAAATGTAATTAGAATCATATCCCGATTTCTTTTTTCTAAACATTTCTTCTTTTAATCTATTTTCACAATGTTCTAGTTCTTTTCCGAGGAGGAAAACCTTGAAAAAATCATAGTTTATTTTGCATTTGGAAATAAATTTTAGTGTTTGCTCATGGAGTTCACTATTCATCTCAATCTGGTCCAAACTTAATCCTAGTGGTTTCTTGTTGTTTAAAATGCAATTAAACAATCTATATTTAAAAAAGTTAACAAGGTTTATCCCTTCAAAAGTGTACTCACTTTTTTCTAATTCAACAACGTCGTATTGATGACAATTCCAGTAGGGGAGTCTAAAAAGTGTGTGTTTTCCTAAATAAACCCTTAGAGTATAATCATTTGCGATTGGTATTGCTTCCATTTCTAATTTATGTTCAAATGGCTGATTTGGTATTTTTTCTTTTAAAAAATAGATTGGCAAACCCCTAGTTAAACTATTATATTCCCAATAAAAAGAATTGTTCACAAATGCCAAATAACAATTTCCTTGGTTTTCTTTTATCTGTGTTAAATAGTTTTTCCAATCATAAGTATATAATTTGTATTTAAAATCGTTGTTAGAAATAACATTTGCCAATCTCAAGCAAACCCACCATGCACATTTATTTATTGTTTTATCTTTAATGTTTGTATACATTGTTGGAATTTCATTATTTAATTGGGTAAATCTAAATGTTTTCCCTAGGTACATAAAGGTGCAACATGTTTTTCCTTGATATTGGTTGTTATTGAATAAAGCTCTTTGGTCATAATGATAAGAATAAGAATAAATTGAATTAACTAAATCGATCGTTGTGTCAGTATAATTTAATAAAACGTGTCTCAAAAAAGCTGCTTGTTTTCTTAATTCTAAATAGGTTGGAACACTTTCAAAAAAATTAGGGTGAAACAAGTTCAAAATTTCTCTCCAACTAGAAAAAGTGTAAGTCCCTTCTGTTTTCCCCTTTGTTTTAAATTTTAAAGTATCCAGTAAATCTCTTATTTGTTTTATATTATAATCATATCTTCTTCTCAAGGTAACATAAATCAAAGTTAACAATTCTAAACAATGCTGGTAGGTGTCCTCAGCAAAAACTTGCCCTGAGACATAATATGTTTTTTCATTAAAAGGGTTTGTAATCAAAGACAATGATCCTGAATAGACATTGAAAACCCTATTTTTTGTTAAATTCAACATTAACTGATCGGTTAAGCTTTCATTCATTGTTTCATTCTTCCTGTCAAACCCCATATAGAGAATTCTTTTTGTAGAACAAATACTAAGATCATTGTACAGGTTTTGAACTTCCATTGGTGACATTTTGGGTTTTATTTCAAAAAATTTGTTGATTTGTTCTAAATCTTTTGATAAGGAAATTTCACTTTTAACTTTTCTATTATCAAGTTCGAAATTAGTTGGGTTTAAAATTTTTTGGAGCAATATACTTGGATTGTTAACCAAATGAATCCAGTTAGGCTTATGTGGGGTTAAACAACCAATATTTCTATTTGGATTCATTATATCTAAATTTTCCTGAATTGTTAGGTGATTAAAAAAATCATAAATTGTGGTTGAGGTCGCATCTGCTCTTAACAATACCTTTGTTGGGTTTGGAATAGTGATTTGGGGTTCTTTAAAGCTTTCCTTCATTAAATTATATAATTCTTTAATTGTGTAAACGAGGACGTCCTCTTGTTCATTCATTTTAATTTCATCAGTTTCTTTTACATAAAAGTTTTCATCAATCACAAACTTTGTACACTTTGTTTTAACAAACCTAGATATTCTCATAGTCATTCTTGTCCGGGAAACTTTTGTGTACGCCTCTATAAAAGCACGATCATAAAATTTTACTTTTAACCAACTAGCTAACTTGGAGGAACAAATAGGCTTCATAAACCTATATTCAGGGTTTTCTTCCCAAAAATTCCGAACGAAATCATAATCTAACCCAAAATTCTTTTTAAATGTTTTTATTATTGTATTTTGAGAGTCATAAAGAAAATATGGTGAGTATAGCATATTGTCGTAATTGTCATAGTTTTGGGATATTTTTTCCAGGTTTTTGTTTTTATTCGCAAGAGTGAAGAGCCCTTGAATCTGTGTTCTGTTTTCTTCCGTTCCGTAAGTATATAACCTATAATTGTTGATGTTTCCTTTGCAATACAATGAAAACAAAGGGAATTGCTCTGGTAACCCAAACATTTCTATTGGTTCATTCCATATATCCCTTTCAATATAATTTTCCATTCCTGGTAGGAGAGAATAAGCCTCTGCTAAACAATAATTATGTAATCTCTGGAAAAAAACACAGAAAGATATGGAACAACCCATTCTTAGACATTCGCCGGACCTAGAAAGAGCAGCTTCAGAATCACTTTTGTAAGATGTGCAAGGCAAAGATAAATTAATTTCTTTTGTCTTTTTTATTTTTGGGTATAACATGTGACCGTTAAAAGACATTAGTGAAACAAACTCCATGAAGAAGGACTGGCAACTTGTTTTTCTGGCACTATCATTGTAACCATGGAATTTCATCATTAATTTATATAAAGCCCTGTAGTCTTCAAATTCTTCCTTTTCACTAAAACAAATAATTTGGGCATAATCATCGGAATGTTCCATATGGAAAACCTTTAATTTTGTACTTGGATAAATTATTCCCCAGATTTTTTCCATATAATAATTACAACTAGAAGCTTTTAAAGATGAAGCATAATTAAACATTCCCTGAAGGAAGTTTTGTGTACTTTTAATCTGGGGTTTCTCTAACACAATTTTGTTTTCATTGTATATTCTTAACAAATAGTCATTCTTCGGGATTATTTTTTCAAGAAGTTCAATGGGAATATTTATGCCTTTGTCTGCCCATAGGGAAAAACCGGTTCTGAGTAATTTGTACATACCAATTGGGATGTAATCTTTTAAAACCTCACACATTGTTAAAAAGGAACCCATAGTTTCAGCTGCTGACCATTTTGTGCAGTCACCATTTACATATATCATTTTTAAATTGTTTTGCGTACAATAATATGTGGCCTTGTCGAGCATATTCTGCATCTCCAACATTTTTTTGTCCCCTGGAATGGAAATACATTCACTAGAGCAATTTTTGCATAAGTAAAAAAAGAATTTTTCAATTATCCTTGCATAGATTTTCCCTGCAATATTGATAACATAAAACTCCCTTTTAGATCCATATTGTGCTTTAATACAAATATCTGCTTCTAATTCTCCTTTTTCACTTTTTAAATAATATTCTAAAAAGTCTTCAACAGTTCTTAAGTCTTTATTATTTTCTAAGACATCTAGGATTGTTTCCCAAACTTTTTGTCTAGCTTTCATTTTATAATGATGCGACATATTATCCAAAATAAATTTTTTCCTTTCTTTTGTGGTTTTATCATAATCTCTGTAAAAAGAATCAAAATCTTCGTTCTCCTCAGGGATAAAATTCATTTTCTTGAATCTTTTGAATATTCTTTTGGAAAAAGATTTCTTAAGATTTTCCTCAATTTTATAATGCCTTCCAACATCATGAATAACGGCTTTCGTGCTTATTATTTCCCCAATTGATTCTGTCAAAACATCATGAATGATTCTTCCGAAATCTGGTTTTATTATCTCTATTAGGTTCTTAAATGAATTAAAAATGACATTGGAGGAATACCCAATATATTTCTCTTTATTCTCCACAAACCTGTTTTTTGCAAAAGAAATCATCTCGTCCATAGTGTTAACCTTCCCTCTTTTTT